ATAACATCTCGGCCCGTTCCTCATCCGTTTTAGACGGGAAGAGGTATTTCAGTGCTTCAATGCTATCAACACCTAATTCTTGTAAGTTGCGCACCACAATGGAGTTGTTAAGTACGTCTTGCGTGGAGTCCTCATAAACAGGCCCCGTCCACCTCCACAGCATAGTGACATCACCATCTGGGATGAGTCCAGTTACACCAGGGGGAACAGTTTGTGCCTGAATAGCAGCATTAATTGCATCCTGGACTTGTGCTTCAAATTGAGTTGCAGCCTCCGTATAGGCATCTTTTTCTTCTTTAGAAGCATCAGCTGCAGGTTCAATTGGACGCTCAATACCAAGTGCGGCAGCAAGTGACATCCGAAACAGTTGCTCTTCTTGATATATAATCAGTTCGAGGCAACGACAAATGCCATAGGTGTAAACTGCATTTGCTTTCTTTTTCGATGTTGCCGACACACGGCCGAACAGAGATTTGTACTCCGTTGCGGTAACGCCTGCAGAAATTGAAAGTTCGTCAACGCCGCCTAAGGCAGTACGAATTTCCTCTCGGTATTGACGTGCAAAATTATTTTGATCACCAGTGATGGCGTCTGGAACAATGTAACCGACACGGTCGTTTGGCTCCAGGTTTGCAATCACACGTGGCACGCGGATCTGACCGTCAACACCACGGGAAATTGGATCGGACTTAAAGGTTGAACGGCTCAGTGGGCTGGCACCAGCGAAGCCAGAGTTTGCCGCAATCGAAGGACGCTGAACAACCGAGTCGCCGCCTGACTCCATAAGGTCAGTCTTGGGGCGAGACGAAAGGAGAGTTGGGTTACCAAAGAACTGAACGTTTTTACGCATGGTACGCACCAAATCATCGTGCGTCACGATGTGATTGGCTAATGCGTCAAATTCTCCAACACCTTCTTTTGCAAATCCCTTCGGATTATTAAAGATCTCAACGCAGGGGATAAACCCAAGCGAATTTTTAAATGTTTTTGTTTTACCGGGAGACATACCAGATGGCATGTCAAAAGTCATCTCAGCATCAGAATGAGTTTCCTCAATTTCATTTGCTTTGATTGATAAACGAATATAACGCTTTGCTCCTGGCTCACCCGTAATTGAAGTGCCGGTTATGTTGGTGACATTAATACCATCATGCGAGCTACCCGCTTTACGCACCTTGTAGCTGTAGATGATCACCACCTCATCGAGCTCACCATCTACGTTGTAATAACTGCGATACTCGTGTTCGCGGAAATAATAAATACGATAGTTTTGCTTGGTGGGCCGTATATAGAAAATGCCTTTACCATCGCACAGGAAGTAATCCCAAATAGAATCAAGGCGAATGTCAATTTGGTTGTATTTAATTACACGGTCAATAAAGTCTTTGCGCTGGGCGCCAAAGTTGTCTTGACCTGGAAAAAATTCAACTCCTTGGCGAATACCAAAGAGTTTCATCTGGGCTAGGTGCGACGCAACAACGCCCGTATCTACGACCGTACCAGAGTCTTTCTCTAGATACGACTCAACAATTTCGTTAAGTCTGGCCTTAGCGTCTACAGCCATTAACTATTTTCCTTTTCTTTTTTGATCTTAGCAGGTTTCGCTTGCTTCTTGTAAATCAAACACCACGAAAGCCGGTGCCTCCAAGACTGGTGCGTTGAATTAAGTCCTGAATAGCCTTTTCAATCAAAGGGCCAGAGCCCATTTCTCCTTTCTGCAAAGAACGCAAAATAATTTGATCTTCTGCTCGTTCACGTGCTGTATAAGGAGGTTCCATGGCAATCGCATCAAATGCTTGGCCGTACTGTGGACCTTTAAAGAATTGAGCGTTTGCCATCCCGGCCACATTACCAATGGGCGGCGTGGATTGGTAGTACATATCAGAAACGTCCTCCCATGTTCATCATGGCGCCGTAGCCTCCAGGACCCGGCATGCCAGGCATTGGTTGAGTGCGCGTAACATTCACATCAAAACCAAAAGTTGGTGTTTGGTAACCAAGGCCGAAACGACCGCTTTGATCCTGAACATTATATTGACCACCAAAGTTGACACTTTGGTTTTTATCAATTTGAGCACGGACATTACCGCGAAGATTTTTAACCTTCTCGTTTTCAATGTCTACGCCAAAATTAATGGGAGGTTGGCCGCCACCCTGTGCCCCCATCTGCTGAAGCTGTTGCATCATCGCTTCGTAATTCTGGGGACCAACTCCCATTTGACCACCAAGTGCTGCTGCATTGCCAAGAGCTTGGCCACCTGGATAAGCTTGAGCAATTAATGGATTTGCATCAAGACCAAGCGCAAATGGAAGTTTTGGTCCAGGGGCATTAATACGTTCATAATATTTTTGCAAGTCTTGCGGACGTTGATCCCATTCTTTCAGTTTATTTAATTCTTCTTGCGGCATCCCTTTGAACGGGCTTCGTGGACCAATATCAAAACTTGGGCTACCCGCCATTAAGTTACTAAATGCTCCTGCATTTCCCAGGTCAACAGGTTGGCCGCCGTAATAACGCATTTTTTTGCCTATTTTCTATATTCTACTCTTCTATAACTTCGTAGCCGGAGGCATCGTGGACCTTGGAAAGAATGATGCCTTCTCCTCGCACATCCCAATTGAGAATATCTCCTTCTTGCCATCCAAGCTCTTCGATAACTTCTTCAGGAAAGGTGATAAATTGCTCTCCGTTCTCGTCCTCTTCTACTTCAAGAACGTAACTTCTCATTTTGCTTCAAGCAGTTTCTCGACTAGTTTATCAAGCTTAGCGTTAATCTGATTAAAGTTATCGTGCATTTGTTGAATTTCTCTTAAGAAATCAACCTTTAAAACATATTCCAAAGGCATGTGTTTTAAATCGTCTTCCAAGATGTCAATCCTGCGTTTCTGAGAGCTAATATAATTGAAAGCTTGTTGGATTTGATCATTCTGCCGGCTCAGGATCTTACCGGCAACCCAACTTCCACCAGTAATAGCTGATACAACGGCCGTCAAACCGATAGCAATGTATTCCGGACCCACAGCCTAAACGTATTTTTTATTATTCTAAGTTTAGTAATCAAGTTGAAGCTGTCCTTTACGCGCTAAACCTGTAACCAACCAAACAAGTGCGTCAACACAGTCGTCGTGACTGCTGACACCAAAATTTGTAAGTTCTTCAAACATGTTGGTGAAGTTACGGTATCGATTAAAGATGATCTTGCGATCTTCAAACATGCCCATAATTCCACGGAAGCGAGCCAGTTTATCGGCACGGAATCCTTTGACCGGATGCCAGATTAAGTTGTAGAGACTTTCTTGATTTAAGCAAACACGTTTGAAGTCTGCCTCCAGGGATGCCTGGTACTGGACCGCTTCACTCCAAATGTCACACGTGGAATAAGTAGGAAAATAATTATCGTTTGCATCCTTGCCGAGAATCGACCAATCATTCAAGAGTTCTTTGAGAGCATCTAATTTTTCAAGGTTGCCCATCACGCGCAATCGACGGTAATCAATAATATGAATGCGATCACCAATACGACCACCAAGAACCATAACGGTGTAATCGTTTTTCTCTTTAGTGCCAGCAGACAGATCAACCCCAACACCCAACGTATCAAATTCAGTTGAGATTTCAGCTTTAACAATCAGTTCAGGTGCGAGCGAAAGCTCGTTCTGCCTGATAATTTGATTCATGTACTGGAATGAAAAAGCAATTGGCGCCTGCCTTTTCTTTTCCTTTAAATAATCCAATGACCACATCTCTGGCCAATACGAAATTTCATCCCCTGTTTTTGGATCATTTTGAATTGCGGAAAGAACAATCTGCGTCCAATTGTTTTGTTCGTTGAATGTCGTGGCATGAATATCGTCATGACGGAAGCGCGTACCAAGACAAATGGCCCGCCCACCCTCGAACATGGTGGGTGCAATCACCGCGTTCCAGTTGTCCTGCATCATCTTTCGGATGTCAGGGTTTGAAATATCCGCAGCTGATTTAATGGCGTCATCAATCATCACCAGATGAGAACGCTTGGAGGTCACCGAGCCTTTTAGACCTGCGGCGCAGAGCGTAAATTGTTCATCACCGGTTACGTCAATACCAGCAAACTTATGGTCAATAGACCAGTACTCATTACTAGTAACGTTCTTCAGAAGGCGGACTTCAGGAAAAACTTCTTGATATCGTTTGCTTTCAATGATTCGTTTGATTGTTGCTGACTTGGAGCGAGCAATATCAACCGTATAAGAAAGGTACAGAATTTGTAGGGGACGTTTAGCTTGTGTATGGATGCCAATAGCCCAGGCGGTTAGCAAACCAAGGACTGTGGATTTGGCGGATCCTCGTGGTGCAAGTAGATCCACGTTTGGACCAGCAATACGAAGAAGGCAACTGCTATCTTCTTCAGTCACAAAGTGACGATGCCAGTCTTTGTGGTGCTGGGCAGGAGGTTTATCAGCTACGTATTCACAAAAGAAACCAAAATCTTCGCGTGCTTTCTTAAGTGAATCAATATCTTTATGTGGCTTAATCGCATAGTTTTTGGAAGCAACGCGTGCATTCCTGCGATAAGCCAGATGAAGATACGAAGGCACAGATAATATTCAATCAGTTATTGAATACTAACTCAGTCTTCTTGTTCTTTGCGCTTTTTGTTTTGATACTTACGTGCTTTATCCAAAGCAGCGCGACGTTTTTCCTTATCATTCATCTCAGTGCCATCCTCTTTCTTGGCTTCTTTCTTCTTGAAGTGCTCAAGAAGTTGAGGAGGCATTTTTCCTTTGGCCATAACAAATGTTTTTCTTTATTTTAATGTCCGTTTATTCTTCCAGTTGCATGCGTGCCCAGACGCTCATGCTTGCTTCGTGAAGAGGTGATTCAATTGGATCGTCTTTAAAAATAAACATCAACTCACGAATGGCGCGATCAGCCCCAGCCATGAGTAAACCTTTGCGGTCTTTGACGGATGTGTATTGTTCAACTTG